CATTGATAGTGAATTTCAAATGCAGATTAGCTCTCATCAACTTGTAATTGTTAAGACGATCGAGGACTGTCTGCTGTTGAAAGAATGCTGCCCAAGGATTGAACTGTTGATATAAACCAAGACCAGTTCCCCACTGCGCAGAAAGGACTTTAATAGGACGTGAAAAGAAATTGTCCAAAGTCGCATCCTGAATGAAAGGTGCATCTCTAACTGAATCAAATGGTGTTTGCGTTACAGTCGCAAAACCGGGATGAGAGTCAGTGAAATGCACATTCTGGGAGGTAGTAACCTCAGTGGGTGTAGTAGTCTGCTGTTCATTACCAGCTTCAGCAGCGTGGGGTCTAATGCATTGACAGGTCGCTTGGGGGCGCTTGCAGAGAGAGCAGATTGGTACTCTAACACAAGAATCCCGAACAACTCTTGATCCATTAAACCAGTATTCGCGAGAGTGGGGGGTGGTACTCTCGCTATCATCCTCCGTACATCGCAGTTTCTTATGATCAAGTACATAATCCAAAGAGATTACATACCATACAAATCCTACAACTGTACCAAGGAAACCCCAGGCTCTATCCACCCATGGACTGGATGGAGGAGGCGCATCATCCGATGCTTGCGGTTTTACTGATCCGCCAACAACAAAAGGTGTCCACTTGAATGACTTCGGCACTGTGGACCGCGCCCAATTATTTACAGGAGGGGGGGGGGTATGTAGTATATAATATGCAGATATACACATGAAAAGAGGGGTGGGACATCCTCTGCACAAGTTAAATCCCTGATGAGCTGTATTTACAAAGCCAGTGAGACACTCGCTCATCAAAAGTGTACTGGACGGAGGAGAGTGTAAGCTCATGTTGTTCACAAAGTTTCAACATCTTTTGACGTCGATCCTCGAAAACATCGCGTCCATGAGCAAACCATTCGTGCATGGCTGAATCAATACACGAACAAGCAACTTCCATTGGTGTGCTGGAAGACGACGCTAGGTTGGCATGAAGAGACTTGAAAATAGACTTTTCATCCAACCGACCCAGGGAATATCCAATTTCTGGTATAAAACATGATGTGCGCTTCAAAAAGTCAGCTTCGTTATCGTTCAGAAACTCACGTTCACCATCTCCCTTGTCAGGAAGGGTGATTTTCATGTTGTAGCAAGCCAAAAATCGTTTAAAGGAAATGAAATTGAATTTTCGAAAGGAGGGATCTACACTTCCTTTTATATCATCCCCATAGGTAGTGATGGCAACTTTATCTCGGAACTTCACATTCAAATGTTTATACAGTGCGAAGAAACCCAGTCGAACATATATTGAACCTGCGGTACTATTAATGTCAACCGTGATATTGTTGCCAGAGGTGTTCAGGTTATACGCGATTAGCAAAGTTCCATTCCAGTCTATAACTGGATGTGTCAAATCATTGACCATCTTCCGCATTATCTCAAGCGCATCCTGAGGGTATCCTCCTCTCTCGGCCAGTTCTATGTAGGAAACAAGAACAGCCCGAGTAATCTGCGAGGACATACGCACATCATATTTTGAATAATCCCAGGCAATAACCTTGGAATCACTTGCAAATTTTGTGATATGCTCTGTCAACTCCTGCCATTGGGGAGAGAAGGAATTCAACCCAACAGCAGATTCAGCAAGAATGGGATGGAGATGAAGAAATCGAACAATAGGAAGAAAATACTTCCGGATCATCATACCAAATGCAATAGGTCCACATTGGAACACTCGCACTTTGGGAGAATCAACAGGAGTAGGTTCATCCTTCAATGTAGCACTTGTCACCACATATGCTCTTTGATTAGCATGGTAACAGTCGTGAATGCGTTTTATTTCATCCACGATGGCTTTATCAGG